CTTGACCTCCGGACGAAAAAGCACCAGAAACCAAGCCATCCCGGTCGGGCGGAGCGTAGCGCAGCCTGGTAGCGCACTTGCTTCGGGAGCAAGGGGTCGGGAGTTCGAATCTCCCCGCTCCGACCAATAACCTCAATAACTTAGCGCGACGCGCCCCAAGGTGCGCCCCAGAAACGGCCCCAGAAACGCAAGGTGCCAGACGGATGGCTCCACGCGCCATGTCCGGTTTTGCCCCCGAATTCGTGGCGGCTTTTCAATGGCCTGTCCTGAAACGCCAAAACCCCCGCCGCCGGCCGCGAGGGGTCAGCCGACGGCGGGGCCGGACGCAGTACGCACCGGAACCGGCACCTAGGGGCAGTGCCGGATCGAGGTCTCAGATAATCAGGATGAAGAGGGCCAGCGGCAGGGTGGCGATCCAGAGCTGAGCGGTGAAGCTCATGGCTCCCCGAGGAGCTGCCGCAGCAACGGCAGCAGGTCGGGGTGTGTGATTTTGAGGGCGACCACGGCCGCGAGGAATACGAGCGGCAAACAGACTTTGACGAGCGCGGCCATCTGCTGAAGCACGGAGGCGATGTCCTTCAATCCCCCACTGGTCGAAGGCATAGGCTGCGGCTGCTGCATGTGCCATAGGCGCTGCTCCACTCGGTCGGCCCTGCTGTGCATTTCCGTCCGCAGCCTCTCGAGGGCTGCGCTGATGGCCCGTTGCCCCTCCTGCAGCGCTCCTATATCCCGCTGCAGCGTAAAAATGACGTGAAGATCCACGTGCGGTCCCCGGCCGTGTTCCTGGCATGGCCCGCTCAGGTCGTCTTGCCCGTCCGACAACGCTCGTACTCGTCGATCACACGCTGCAGGGTCCGGTTCTTCCGAACCTCGCTCACCTCGAGGCTATTGATCCATTGCCGGGTCTGGTCCTTGGTCACCGGCCCGGCCGGCCGCGGCGTCACGCGCTTGGCCTCGCGCTTCGCCCCTCCGTCGAGCTCGGGGCAGCGCACCGCAGCGAGATCGAGCGCCAGCGGTGCGTCGAGCTTAATGGGGCCGTCTGGCCCGCAGCCAGGGGTCGTCAGCAGCAAACACGACGACGTCAGGATCAGGGGCCACTTCCCGTAGCTTTTCGAGCTCTTCGCGCAGCTCATGAATCTCTTTCTCCGTCTCCTCGATCAGAATTCCGCGCAACCGCAGCGTCTCGGCGGCAATCCGCAGCGCCTCCTTCGTCGCCTCGAGCTCGGCTTTGAGGTTCGCCGCCTCGCACTCTTGCTTGCACTGCCGCGCCGTCAGGCCGCCGCTCGGTTTCAGCAGCCACCACGCGCCAGCGGCCGCAGCAATGACGGCGACGGAGACGAGCACCGGAAGGGCGGCCTTGAGGGCTCCCGTCCATGGCGCGAGCACCGGCAGCGCCCAGCGCCAGGCCTTCCCGACGATGGGCAGAAGCCAGCCCCAGGCGAACTTCGCCACTTTGAGAACGATTGCGAACATGTCCGCCTCCCTACGCCGAGGCCGGCTTGACGGCGGCCGCGCGCTGCTTGATCCGGTGCGCGAGCCACCAGAGGCCGATGCAGATGGCCAGCGTGATCAGTGTTTTGAGCCCAGCCGGCGAGAGCGCCCAATCGACGAGCACGGAGAGCTTGTCGGCCGTGCCGCGCGTTTTTTCGGCAATCTCCACGGCCTCGCTGATCTGCTTGGCGGCGTCCATGATCTCGATGGCGCCTTCGGCCTCGGAGACGCGCTGCACGATCTGGGCCCCCGACGCGCTCTTCGATGCGGCCTCCACCGCCTTGCCGGCATCGGTGCCGACCGGCGCCGGCTTCGCATCGGCGGATCGCAGGAGATCGAACGTCGCCTGATCGAGGCCGCCGTCGGGCCGGGATGCGGCGTCCGCGTACTGCTTGAGCCCGTTTTGCTCCTGAAAGGCCTTGATCGCCGCCCGCGTCTTCATCCCGATGACGCCGTCGACGGGACCGGGCCAATACCCGAGCTCGGTGAGCCGCTGCTGTGCCTCGCGGATGTCGTCGGCCGTCCACACCAGCCGTCCCGTGACGAGCGATTTCATGTGCGCGAGGGGGAACAGCGGGTTGGTGTCGACCTTCCGTCCTGGGCTGATTTCCCAATGCGCGGCAACGTCCGTGATGGTCGGATAGGCCTTGACCAATGCCTCGATCAACTCCTGCACGGCGAGGATCTGAGCCGGTGTGTAGGGCAGCCACCAGCCTGCCCCGTGCGCCTTCGTGCTCTTTTCAGCGAGAAGCGCCAACGGCCACGAGTCTCCGAACCACGCGACGGCGACATCGCCACGCCGCGTCAGCTTCCCCGGATTTTTGATCTCGATCCCGATGGCGAAGGCGTTGCAGCCCGACCGTCCTTGCCAGCTCGACTTGCCGGCGTGCCATGCCGCCCGGTTGCACTCGACCATCTGTGTGATCGAGCCGTCGCGCCCGACCACGAAATGCGCCGAGACCTTCGATTTCGGGTTCTGAAACCAGCGGATGGTGTCCTTCGGATCTTCCCGGTCCGCGGTGTCGTGCACGACGATTAGGCACGGCTCGATGTAGCCGCCCACGTGTGGGCTCGGCACGAACGGCAGCGGCCGCCCGCCGCGATGCGCGCGGTGCGCGAGGATTTCGATGGGCATTGATACTTCGTGTTGGAGTTCAGTCTGACTCGAAAATCAGCTTGTCGCCGAGATACACTCGCCTGACAGCTGTCGCGCCGTAATAAATGGCATTCACTTGACGCTCGCCGATGAAAATGGCGCTAACCCCAGCTGCCGCGCTCGGCGTGTACGTAATCACGATGATGCCAGGAGCCATATGGAGGGATGCCATCCTGGCTCAGTCTTGTTCGATTCGCAGACCATACGCGAGGACGCGACCCGAAGCCAAATTAACACTGGAGTAGCTAACTCTTACACGATCGGGTGGGGTAGCACTTCGGCCTGCGCTTGTGACTGGATCGCGTACGTTAGCCCCCTGCGCACCCCTGGCTTCGCCGAAATGCACGGGCTGTGCGTTTGGGCCGCCAACGGCAAAAACTGCCCATCCGGTTTGGGGGGCGGTGGATGTTGAGGCAAGAGACAATTGAAGATTGACGATATCCCCGCCAGAATGGCGGAGAGTTGCATGCAACGAGCTGGTAAATGACGAGGCGGCAACATCCTGGAACATCAACTTGATGAAGCTGTACCGACCTGGCGTAAACGTGAATTCCACGGATGCCACGGGGGCCGAAATAAGGCCGCTATCCCCGATCTGCTCCCACCAGGAGGCTCCGCCCGACGCGCGCGCCAGCAGCTCCCGCGCGGTCGGATGCACGAGGCGCATCTGATTGTTGACGCCGTCATAGACGAGCTCCGTTCCTTCGCCAGCCACGAGATCGCCGGCCTGCAGCTGCTGGCCGTCATAACTCACCACGTCAACTTGGCCACGGGAATCGATATTGATTGTGACCGAACCGGTGTTATTTGCCGACGGGATCAACCAGAACCGCTGGCCGTGGATGTAGGAGCTGACGAGCGGTGGATCGCACTCCGCCGTGATCGCATCGGCCGAGCCGCCGATATTGACCAGCATATTGGGCACGAGATCCCAGATCCGCTGAACCTCGGCCGCGACCTTGTTGGCAAAATCCCCGCCGCTTGGCCCCGGCGGTCCAACCGTGTCGGTGTTGGGAATCGTGCGATCTGGATTCGGCAGCGCCATAATTAACCCCCAGGAATCAAAGCGGCGATCTCGTCAGGCGTGAGCCCCAGCGCCGCGAGCTTTTCAATCGCCGACTGCCGAGCTTGTGCACGAGCCTCAACCTCGGCTTCGCGCCGCCTGGCCTCCTCCTCGGCCGCTTGCCGCTCCGCTTTCTCTTCCGGCGTCAGCACGACTAGCTGGCGCCGTCCCTCCGGCGTGATCTGCAATTTCACGGGCTCCTCCTTGAGCACCCTCGAGCGCCGTGATTTCGGAACAGGCTTCAAAGAGCCGTCCGCCTGCGGCTCGTAGAGCGGCAAGTCCTGCGTTTTCATCGTCCCCTCATAGCCCTGAGAAGATCCCCGGCGCTTCGTCGACCGCCTCAATGCGCGCGAAATGATCGCGCCGCGGCACGATGCCGGTGATGATCACCCGTCGCGTCTCACGCTGGCGCGGCCCGACCGCCGCCAGGCACGTGCGCTCGAAGCCGGCCGGCAGCGGCACGTCTCCGTCGATCGTCAGCGTGTCGCCGTTGATCGATGCCACCGGCAGAACGACAATCGAGCTATCTTTCAACCGCACCTGCAGGCCGATCTCCGGCGGTGCCAGAGCGAAGATATCGGAGCAGAGAAACAAGTCCGGGATCTCGAAGAACCCGCCCGGACTGCCCATCCAGTCGGGCACATCCTCGACCTCGGTGTTGAGCACCACCGTGCGCAGATACGTCTCCTCCGGCGAGCCGCCCACCTCCGTCGTGAACGCCCGCACCCGCCCCGTAGCCCATGTGTAGAGCAGCGTGTCGTGTGCCAGCCCGACGAGATCGCCCTTGATGGCAACAAGCTGCTCTTGATGGCACTCCCACGAATAGCGCGTGGCCCTCAGCCGCATACGGCGCAGGTCCATTTTCGCGCGCCGTTTCACCTGCGCCTCGTGCGCGTAGCCGTCATACGGCACCGCTTCCACGAGCATGTCGCTGGTGGCCGTCGAGACCCCGTCATCGAAGATCGGCTGCGTGAGCTCGCGCGTCGCATAGTCGAGCGCCGCGTCGGTGAATTGCGGGATGATCCCCCGCGCCTGGTCGAGGAACTTCCGCTGCATGACGAGCGGCGACGTCATGTTGTGCGGCCCGAACATATGCTGCACGGCCTCATTCGACCGGTCGCGGTCGATCACGACGCCCCAGCTGTCCGATTCCCGGATGATCGCATCGCCCGTGTTGGCAGCGAGCGCCGCCGCTTGCTCGACGGAGCCCTCCGTGATGACCGCATGACAGGAGAGCCCCTTCTGCTCGCAATACTCGTAGAACTCCTCGAGGTTGCCAGCGAGCGCCGGATCGCTCGGCCTCTTGTTCAGCCAGCCCGTGCGCACCCAGCGCACCAACGCAGCCGGATTGGACGACGGAGCCACCGTGTCCCAATCATTGCCGTCCCAGATGGGCACATACGGCGTGAACTCGGCGCTGATCGCATTGATGCGGATGTTCTTCGCCTTGACGGCAATCAGCGCCAGGCCGGGCTGTGCGATCGGATGCCGCCGGCGAACGGTGGCGTAGGACTCAAGCACGACCACGGAGGAGCGGTCGGCCTGGTTCGGGATCGTCCAGCTCGGCGGCCCAGCCGTGCGATACGTGAAGAGCCCGCCGATGTAATTCGACCCAGAGAATTGGTTGCTGTCGGCGTTCTGCACGAAGCTCCGTTGAATCCGGACGTCATATTCGCCCGGCGGCCATTCGTCCCGGTCGAGGTACACGAGCACATCATCGCGGCCGGCGTAAATGTGTGCCGAGGCCGTGTCGATCGAGCTCGGATCGTCGTTGAAGTAAGGATCGGCCGTCCACTCCGGGTTCTGTGCGTAGAAGCGGAGGAACACCGGCTGCTGGCCAGAGGTCGAGGCGACAAGGTCGAGCTCGTTGACCCCGCCGAAGAACAGCGTGATGGCCTGCCTGAACGGCGCCCGCGCCGACGTTTGGAGATGCATCTCCGGCAGGTTGCGCCAGTTGACATCCCCGGCGCGGCGCAGCTGCACCCGGAAGGCTATAAGTTGAGCAGCGTTTGAATCGAACCGGGCCAGACCCTGCGGAAAGCTCAGCACCATCCGGAACTTGTCGGGATGCGACAGCGTCCGCATCGTGAAGGGGCTGGGATAGCTCTCGGTGTGCGGATCGATGAGCGTCTGTTGATCCGGCTGCAACCGGTGACGGCCGAGCTCGAGGTTTATGTTCTCCTCGAAAACGCATTCCTTGATCAGCGAGAGCTGCGGATCATCCGGCCAGCCCTCCCGCGTTTCGATCTGCAGATCCTCGGCCGGAAAATCGCTAACATCCGCTTCATTGATCTTGATGTTCTCGATTTTCGCCGGGCCGCAGACACCGCAAATGAGGTGCACGAACTGGTCGGTATTCTCAATTGTGGTGAACGGCCGCGCCAGAAGCGGCGGCGAGATCCGGATCTTGCCCAATGGCGCCGGCACCTGGGCATAAGGTGTGATCGTGTTCTGCGTGATCCCGGCGACGCCGAGGGTCGTGGACTCGGCCTCCGGTGCCGCTCCCGGCCTTGCTGGCCGACGTGCCAGCATGCCCAGCGCCGCCGAGCCCGCCACCGCCACGGCTGCCGCGGCGACGTTGGCGCCGATACTGCCAGGCCCGAACGTCGGCGCAAGAAACTGGACCGCCGCCAGGCCACCTCCGCCGATCCAGGCCGTCAGCGCGACCAAGGCGATGGCCGCCACGGTGGCGAAGATATTCTTTCCGTTCCCGCCACTCGGAATGCAGCTCACGAACAGGCATGTGCCCGGCTTCGGCCTGACGAGGTGCCAATAGCGCCGCTCGACGATGTGCCCGCGCTCCTCCGGCGAGGCTTTGAGGAACACGGCGCCGTGTGTGGCGAACTCCTCCGGCACCGGCAGCCGCGCCACCACTTCGGCGATCGTGAGGCCGGGCTCAAATGCGCGGACCTCGCCGAGATCCGAGAAGATCGTCCGCCGGTGCTCGACGTAGATCGGAGTCATGCCGCGGCTCTCTCCTCGAGCACACGGGGCCGATAGACGCCCTTCACGCGCTTGATGATCCGCGGATCGTCCAGGGCCATGATCTGCGGCCCCGTCACCGGCTCGGTATGCAGCACGCGCCCGTCTCCCAGCGCACAGCCGATGTGGACATCACCCCTCACGACCCGATTGCCTGTCCGGATATGACCACTCATCACGACGGCATCGAAGAGACGCGCCACCGGCTTGGCAACCGCGCCGTCACCGACTGCAACCGTGATCCAGCGCCCGGAGGCGATCTCGTCGGCGACATGGCGCACGACGGCCTCCGGATCGGTGCCGTAGCTGACATCACACTCGCCGATGCAGACACCGGCCTCGAGCGCCAGAATGAGCGCATAGAGCCCGAAGCAATCGGCGCCGCGCATCGTCCGGCCGGCATCCTTGAACGGGATCCCCATGTACTTGTCGGCCCAGCGCGTCATTGCCTATGATCCCTCCGTGTAGGGAAGGGGGCACCCATGAGAGCTTTCGTCATTCTCGCTTGCTGTCTTGCCGTCGCCGGTTGTGCCGGCGGTTCGTTCGATCAGTCGTCTCTGCCGGAAGATCAGCGCAAACTGTTTGGCCGCGCCGATTGCCGCCGTCATGCCGATCATCCCGACCTAGCGCGGGACTTCGAACGTGTGCAGACCGTTTGCATCGCCCGTGCACGCGCCGCCGGATACTCGGCAGCCGCGTCGGTCAATAGCTACAACCACAGCCCGATCGTCGTCGGCTTCGCTCAAGCGATGACTGCCCGCGACGTCGCTGAGCCAGTCCTGATCTCTTGCATGGCCGAGCACGGCTACCTCTGGAAAACCAAGGCCGAGCATGAGGCCATGTGCCGGAAGAGCTAGGCGAACAGCCCCGGAAACCGTGCCGGCGTGACGCGGATGAACGGCCAGGGCTCATCCCAATAGGTGCGTCTCGTGAGCGTGCCCTGGACCGTGAAGGCATCCCAGGTCACCTCGAGCAATTCGAACTGGTCCCAGGCGCGCTCGACGATGTCCGGCGTTGAGCCCAGCACCAGCTCGATCAGGCACTTCGGTGGCGTCACGAGCGATTGCAGCGTCTGCCCGATGCGGCGGTCCACATTGGCCACCGTGATGATGGCCTTGGGCACTTCGTCGCTGTCGCCGGGCAGCTCGATCTCGAAATGGCTGGCCAGGAACTCATTGCCGCGAGAGATGACCCGAGTGCGATTGCGCACGAACCGGAACGGCTCGGCCAGTGTTTCATGCGAAATCGTCAGCAGGACGAGAAAGGCTTCGTCGGCGTGCTGCGCAATGGCCTGCTCGACGGCCCGGTCGCTCGTTAACGTCATGGCGGTGAGCCTCCGGGCTCGGCAGGCTTCGTGGAAACCGTGAAGCTCGCCGAGAACGCATCACCGCCGAGCGGCTGCAATTGCGGCGCGCTCGTGAAGACCATCTCGACCGTCTCCTCGGTGATCGGATCTTGCCAGAGGAACGGCAGCGATTCCTTGCAATCGTCCCGATAGAAGCTCAACAGCCGCTGCACTTGGGATTTCGTCAGCACCAGCGAGACGTTGATGGTGGCCATCTCCCCCGTGAAGCGGCGCCGCGTCAGCAGCTCGCCCGCCTCGACAGGGATCGGCATCGCATTCGACACGACCTCGTAGGTCGTGCCATCGATCATTGGCGCCGGCGGCAGGTCTGCCGGCCACACTGGCGTTGACATCAGCGCGCCCTCAACCTCGGTGCGATCCCGTGCTTGTTCCGCATGATCGGGTTCATCCGCTCGGAGCCGAATTCGTCGCGCACGATCGCCCGCACCGTCAGCTCGAGCGTTCCGTCCTCCCGCGTGCGCGAATCCACGCTGGCGTCGGCGTAGTTGTTGACCACAACACGCGGCTGCAGGATCGCCAGACCGCCGTCATCCTCGCCCTTTTTCGAGATGGTCACCCGCTCGCCGGGTGTGGCGCGGAAGGCGACGAGCTTGCTGTCGATGCCGCCCGGTCCACCGACAGTGAACGAACCACCGTCAGCAAACTTCATTGCGCTGCCAAAAATGCCGCTGAATATCTTCCCGAGCAGACCGCCGGTGGTGCCTGGAGGCCCGCCTTCTCCCCCGAACAGCTGCATGAATGCCCGGTTGAGCATCATGCGGCCGAGCCACTGCAGCACCTCGCGCAGGCCGTCCGACAGTTTCCGGGCGCCCATAATCGCATCGGAGAACACGTCGGCAAGGCTCCGGCCGATCGCATCCATCCGATCCGACATGCCCGTGAACCGATCCTCGGCCTGCGCAATGGCCCGCGCGTAGGTGTCGGCGTCGATCAGGCCGGCCTTGAACAGCTGGTGCAGCTCGACGAGCTCCATTTGCAGCCGTTCGGCGGCCGTGCGCGTTGCCTCAAATACCTGCTCGGCCTTGGATTTCAGCTCGTCGAGGGCTGCGCCGGCTTCGGGATCAAAGCGGCGCGTTCCCTCGATTTCTTGCTTAATGCGACTCGCTGCCGTGATCCATGTGTTAGCAGTTTCGGTGGCAACCTCTTCGCTGTCTCTCGTAATCGCTTCGCCGGCCTTGCGCCACTCCTCGCGCAGAAACTCAGCCATTCTCTGCATTTGCCCGCCGACTGCGGACGCTATGCCGCCTACGGCATCGGTTGCAGAGCTCCGAAGCCTCGTGAAAACATCATCAAGACCCAGTGCTTCCGCCACCCAGACGATCGCGTCGCGGATCTTGCCGAAGCCGGTCAGCACAAGGTCGAAAACACGCGAGAGCTTGTCGGCGAGCCACTCCTTGGCCGCAGCGAAGATATCGCCGAAAAGATTGATGATAAGCTGCCCAGCCTGCTTGATCTCAGGCCAGAACGCGGCAACCGCTGCCGTAATCGCGCCGATGGCCGCAATGACGGCGGTAACAGGCGCACCGATCGCGCCTACGGCCGCGGCGAACACTCCGAGCGCCAGAATGGCCGGCCCCAGCGCCGCCGCGACAGCTGTAAGTGAACCTACGAGGCGCAACAGTGCCGGATCGGTATTGATCAGTGATCGAACAAACTCCGTCAGCCAGTCCACTACACCCCGAAGCCACTGCAGAAATCCGCTATTGGCAATCGCGATGGCCAGGCCCTCGACGGCCGATTTCAGCATCAGGAGCGAACCGCGTAGATTGTCGAGGCGCGCGGCGGCCATTTCGGCAGCCGACACTTCTGCGATCTGTTGCTTGATCCGATTAACGCCCTCGGCGCCCTCCTCCATCAGGCGAACGGCCGATCGGATCGAGCGGGCCCCGAACAGGACGCCAAGCACCTGAAGCTGCGCCTCGCGCGTGAGCCCGCCGAGCTTGGTCCTGAGCTCCTCGGCGATCTCGGCGAGCGTCCTGAGGCGGCCCCCGGCGTCGAAGAACTCGAGCCCCAGTTGCTTGATGAGATCCCGCGCCTTCTGCTCGGATGGCGCGAGGTACATCAGCATGTTCTTGAAGCTCGTGCCCGCCTCCTCGCCGCTGGAGAAGCTGGACGCCGTCAAAGCGAGGGCCGCATTCATGTCCTCGAAGCTCATCCCCATCGGACCAGCAACGCCGGCCGCCTGACCCACCGCCGCGGCGTAGTCATCCCAGGCCAGCTTGGAGTTCACCAGCGTGCCGGCGATGTTGTCGACCGCCTTGTTCAGCTCCTCGCCCTGGATGCGGAAGTTGACCATGAGATCGGTCATCACGTCGGCGGCTGGCGCCAGCTCCGCACCGGCAGCCGAGGCCAAATTCAGCGTCGCCTCAGCGGCCCCATTCAATATCTGTGCCGCGTTGAGCCCGTTGCGGGCCAGCATTTCGATGCCGTCGGCCGCTTCGGCTGCGGTGAATTTCGTCGTGCGGCCCAGCTCGAGCGCCAGATCGGAGAGCGCCTTGAATTCGGTCTCGGTTGGCCTGAGCACGGCACGGGCGCGGCTCATGGCCTCCTCGAAATCAGCCGCGAACCTGATCCCCGCGGTTCCGGCAACAGCCAGCGGCGCCGTCAGGGAGACCGAAAGCGTCTTGCCAACGGCCTGCATCCGCTTGCCGACCTGGCGCAGCTGTTTTTCGAGCTTGTTGAGCCCAGCCTCGAAGGCGGCCGTGTCGATGCCGATTGTGACTCTCAGCGCACCGACAACTGCCGATCGTGCCATGTCACCGTTTCCGCTTGCTGAATTGCGCCGTTATCGCCTTGGCGATGGCCAATTGCTCCTGCCACGTCTGCCGCCGGCGCTCCTTTGGCGGCTCAATGAGCAACGTCTGTAGCCGTGGCATCTTCTTCGCGCGCCCCAGCGCCGCCGTAGCGTAGGCCTGCCAGGCCCGCGCGTTGTGCTCACGCTCGAGCCGCCGGACATCCGCCTCCATCACGAGGCGGATCACCCGCGGCGTCAGGCGCCCGAATTGCTCCGGGTCGCGGCCGAGCTCGCACCAGGCCGCGAGGAGCTTTTCCCAGTCCCACGATTCCGGCGCGCCCCTAAAGGGCTGCTGGCTCGCTCCTCGGCCTCCGGAAAGGCCCCCATGAACGCCTTGCCGATGAGCTGCGCCGCCTTGTTGAGGCCGACCGCGCGCATCATCTCGCCGGCCTCGGCAATCGTCACATCGGCGTGGTGGTCCCTCAAGCCAGCCCAGAACAGCAGGCGGATGTGCTTGAGCTGGATGCCGCTGCCATCCCGGAACAACCCCGGAATCTGCATCGCGCTCATGCCCATCGCTTCCTCGAGCTCAATGAGCGCGTTGACGCTGTAGGATAGCGTGTACGTCTTGCCGTCCGCCTCGAAGCTGACGGCACCCCTCGACGTCGTCATGATTATGGCCCGAAGTTGGGTTCACCCGTGAGCTTAACCGTCATCGTGCCGGTGGCCTTGTCGTCGACCGGCATGTCAGACTCGAGTCCCGTCACGATGCCATCGAACGTCCAGGTCGTGCCCGGGCTCCCATCTGGAAACGTCAGCCGGAACGGCACCGCATCGGACGCATTGAAGGCCGCTTGCAGGTCGGCGTAGCTCTGGCTTCCGGGCACGAAATTGAACTCGATCGTGATTTCGCCGCCGTCCTTCAGTCCGGGGATGAACTCACGCCAGCCGCCAGGGCTTGCCATGTGCGTGGCGTCGATCGCATCGCGGGCAAGGCTCGGACCGGAAATGCTCGTGACCTCGCCGATGGCCGCATATTGCACCGGGCTGCCAGAGCCCACGGCAATCTCGGTCCCATGCCCAATGAAGGCTTGAGTCGTCATCTTTGCTGCTCCTGCTGCTTACCGCTTCGCCGCCAGTCGTGCGGCCTTCCGTGCCGCGCGTTGCCGCGCCTTTTCGATCTCTGTAGCGAGATCATTCCTGATGCTGTGGAGGACGCGCATCTTGTTGTTGTCCCACGCCGGCCGCATGAACGGCTGCGGCGCGTGGTGGGCCGTGCCGAACTCTTGCAGGTGCGCCTGCGGATGCCCGCCCGCGCCGATATGCACCTCGACCTTCGATTCCTTCCGGTGCAGCGCCTTCTGGCGCCGCGTCAGCTTCGTTCCGATGCCGATTCCGCGTCTCAGGTGCCCGCGTAATTCCGGAGCTCGCGTCTCGGCATCCCGTTCCACCGGCGCGCCCGCTTTCATGAGCGCCCGCTTGAGCACGTTCGTCTGCGTCGGCTTCTTCAGCTCGGCGAGGCCTGCCTGCAGTTCGCGCAAGCCCTCGATCTTGAACGTGGGCCGGAACGCCGCCTTGCGGATCGCCACTTACCGCTCCTCCCACCAGATCAGATAATCGCGGCTGATGCGGTACAGCTCCAAGTCGCCGTCGTAGAGCTCCCGCTCCGCATCGAAAAACACGCCCTGCACGGCCACCGTCTCGCTGCCCGCCGTCATCGGGCCGCGGTAGCCGTCGAGCCGCGCCTTCACCAGATCGGCGAGCCGCGTGGCGTCGTCCGGGGTCTGCGCGTAGGCGTCGATCTGAAATCGCGGGCGCGTGAGCCCGGACGGGCCCTGCATGTGGTGATCGCCGAGCCCACTGATCCGCTGGTAGACGATCGAGGGCTCCCGCTGTCCCTGCGGCAGCGTCAGATGGTGCACCCGCACGCCGCCGACCATCGCCGCGAGCTGCGGATCGGCGAGCAGGAACGCCCGCAAGGCGGGCCGGATGTCCTTGATCACGACGTCACCCCATCAACCCGCCGCGCAGCGACGATCCTGAGCCCGTCGCGGCGTCCGATCTCGTGCACGGCCAGGATGTCGTAAAGCCGCGCCTCGTCGATCTCCTCCGCCGGCGAGCCAGGCTCGACGGCTGGATAGATGATCCGGTCCAGAGGGCTGACATCGGCCACCGCCGCGCCCCAGCGGATGCGAAATTCCACCTGTTCCTTTGCGGCCAGCTGTGGCGCGCTGAAACGCTCATCGCCGCGCACCGGCCGCACCTCCGCCCAGCGGCGGGACACGAGATTCGTCCACGTCTTTTCGGGGTGCCCCGATGGGGTAAAGGTCGTCGTGAACCGCTGAATCGTGATCCGGCGGTCCAGTCTTCCGGCTCTCAAGGCCCTATCTCCGAAACAACTCGCCTCAAATTCGGCCACACACAGCGATTTCGGGGTCGGTCCATATCAACCCACTCAGGAAACGAAACGGCCGTCTGTGGCCCTCCTAGAGGCTTTTACGCGGCTGAGGCCGTTTCGGCCCCTTCCGGCGCGTAAATCCTCGCCTCAGAGTTGCGAATTGCGGCCCAGCACTCGCCGGAACGCATCTCATCCATGGTCCACTGGCACCAGGCCAGCCGATGCGCCCAAGCGGTCCGGTCCGGCGTCGGCGGCTCTTGGTCGAGATCATGGCCCGCGACATCCCAGGCCATCGACCCGCGATCGACGGCAATCGTCGGCACACCGGCGAGCACGGCATCAACGCCGGAATTGGAATTGAACGTTACGGCCATCTTCGCCCCGGCCAGCACCTCCTCGAGCGGCGCGCCCGCGCACACCTGCGGATGAGGCCGGATGACAACCTTGTGCCCCCGCGCCTTCAGATGCTCCGCCGTCAGCTTGCACCAGCGTGTGATGTCGATATCGCGCACGGCCTGGTCGCCAGGAACTTGCCCCATGATCACCACCGGCCCGTCCTTGCGGCGCCACGGCTGCATCAGGTGCGCGAAGTATTTCTCCCAACGGCTGCCGTCATGAAATGGTCCGCGGAACTCGGCGCGGCCATTGAGCTCGCCGCCGAATGACACCGACGTCCAGAAGAACCGGTCCCCGAGATACCCGCGCTCGAGGATGCACACCTCGCCGCCCGCCGCCTTCTGCCGCGCGATCCATTCCCGCCGGCGCACGCCCCACAAGACGAGAAGATCGCAGGCCCGCGTCGCGCCCCCATAGGTGACGGTCCAGCCGTGCTTCTCGAGCCCCTGGCCGAACGCCCCGCCCCACGTGTGCTGATGGCTGTTCGGATCGCGACCGTGGCAGACGATGTGTGCGTGCTTCATTGCCAGTGCTCTTTCACCCACGCCGGTTGATCTCGAAGCGACATCAATAAAACCGGCTCAACCGCCAGCCGCTCACCATCGCCTCCCACGCGCCGCGCGCCGGCGACAATCGCGTGGCATCCACGGCGCCGCGCTCGTCGTCGAGGCTCATGCGCGTGCGGTAGAGGAGCGCACGCAGGATGTCCTCGGGCAGCTCGTTGGGCTGCCAGCCGGCCTCGAAGTGAATGACGACCGGCGCCGGATGATCCGTGTCGACATCAGGCCAGGCCAGACCCTGCGGCGGCAGGAGCCGCGCGCCGGAATCGCCACCCAGATGCTCGCGGTAATCCGCCCCCTGCGGAGTCGAGCTGGGTCCGCGGAGCGTGTGAATCGTCCCGTCGCGGAAATATTCGATCTTGTCGACCTTGGCCGTCCGCCCCCGCGGCAGCTCGATGACGTGGCAGTCCCCGCGCGGGAAATCCGCCAGCACCCAGCGATGCGGCCGCCGGTAGACAGTGCGGTGCGTCGTGTCCTCGAAGGCCTGCACTGCGGCGAGGAAATACAGCGCCAGCTCCTCGTCGAAATCGTCGTCGTCGACGGCGCAGTGCGCCTTGATGCGCTCGAGGTCAAAAGGCAGCGGCGAGGCTGCGAGCGGATCGACCTCGAGCCGCAGCGGAATGAGCGAGAGCGTCGTCAAGTGTCACCTGTGGGAAGCATGTCAACGCCGATCCCGGCGTGGCGTTCACGATCTCGACACCGGGCGGCAAGTGCCTGGCGGCGTGCTCGAAGGCCTCTACGAACGGGCGGTAGGTCGGCATATTGATCAGCGGCCTGGGATGATCGCCGAAGAAGTGCCGCTTCCCGTCGACGATCCGCATGTCGAACCCGATCAGCACGATCCGCGCGGCGCCGAACAAGAGCGCCAGATTGACGGCCTGGAACCCGGAATTGCTGCCGTAATGAATGCGACGCGGATCGGTCGAGAACGTGTTCCCCGCCCGGCCTTCGACCAGACGGAGGTGATACTTGTCCGCGATGACGTCGTTGTCATTCGAGCTGTTACCGACCGAGGCCCACCGTTCGCCAGCGAAATCCGGAGCGCCAGAGTGATACTCCCACCATTTCCGGTCGCAGCCATAGAGAACGTCTGCCCATGGCATGAGGCGGTAGGCATCTTGCACCGCAATAGCCCGATGGCCCCACACACGATCGCAGATCTCCTGCGTGAGCGAGGGGCCGGGCGCGGCGACAACCACCGTGGCCCCGGGCCAGCGGCGCGGTACAGGCTGCGGATGCATCAGACTTTCGTTTCCGGCGGCTTCCTTGCGCGGTTTTTCGGTGCCTTGCGGGCGGTCGGTTCCGGCTGCGCCTCCGGCGTCGGCGTGGAGTCCTCTACGCGCCCGACCACGCCCGCCTCGACGGCTTTTTTGTACACGTCCATGGGCATGTCCTGCGGCACGCGATAGCGGCCCGGCCACCAGATGCGCGGCCCCGGACGCCACGTCGTCGTGATCTCGATGACCATCATCGAAGCAAAAGGGGCACGGTTGCCCGCACCCCTTCCCTGTTAGATGTTCCCGGACCTCTTAGGTCGTGACCGTCTTCAGGAACTTGGCGGCGTTGTTGTTCAACACCGTGCCGCCCAGGCGGCGGCGGATATAGAACTTGACGAACCCAGGCCGCGTCACCTGATCGACCGTCAGCCGCAAGCCGACGATGTCGATCATCAGGTAAGCCCGGCGCCAGTTGCCAAATCCGATTGGATAGGAGTTGGCATCGATGTCCGGCATCTGCTCCCAGGCATAGAGCGGGTACCCGAGCAGGGTTTCCGGCTGCCCGACCTGCAGGGAAGGCTGCCACAGGTACTGCCCGTTGGCATCCTTCAGCTTGCGCACCGCCGCGATGGTCATCGAGTTCATGACCCAGCTCGCGCCGACGCGGTAGGCCGCGTTGAGCTTGTAGACCAGCTCGATGAGCTTGTCTGGGTTGATCTCCGCCACGGCCGGCGATTGCAGGCTCTCGCACTCGATGGCCTCATAAGCCGCCGCATCGCGCGCCGGCGACGCGAAATCCGGCGTCGTCACCGGGGCCGTATTCAGCATGCCGGTCGGCTTATTGGTGCCGTTGCCGGATATGACCGCTTCGCCCTCTGCAACGGCAAATGCCTCCGCCGCTTCCTCGGCAAGCCAGCTCTGGACATCGAAAAAGATGTCGTTGAGCGCCCAGTCTGAGGCCTGCACGTAAGCATAAAGCTCGCCGTGCGTCGGCCTGCGCTCGCGCAGCACGGGGGTCGCGGTCTCGGTGCGGCTATCGCTTTCGCCAACCCAGCCCGCCGTCGCGCCGCGGACGTTCACGAGCTGGCGATATTCTGGCGTGCCGACCTGCACGACACGCACCAGCTGACGAACCGGCGAGAACAGAAGCTCCTGACGCTCGATCTCGCGGGCCAGCTCCTCTGGCACTGCATAGCCGCCGTCCGCTGGCGTGCCGGTGGTGACGGCCTTAGCCTCGATCTCCCGCAGCTTTTGGCCGATGAAGGCATCCTGCCCCTTGCTGCGCAGGAACTTCACGAACAGGTCGCTGTGCTCCTGCTTTACCTTGTCGACGGCCGCCCGGCCGGGGGCCTTGGCGCGCATTTCGAGCTCTTCGATGCGCTCTTTCTGTAGCCGTTGCTCGGCCTCGAGCCGGGATTTCTCCTCGCTCAGTCTTCCAATCTCGACATTGAGCCTGTCGAGCTTCTGACCGAGCTCGGCAGCCTCACCGGATTTCCCGGCTTCCAGTGCAGCGAGACGCTGGTCGTTCGTCCTCTTGAACTCCTCGACCGCGCGGCCCAGCTCCTCGATGGCGCGCTTGATTTCCTCGTCCATCGTCAGCTCCTTAGAAATTCCGTCGTTTTCCTGCAGATTTCGAGGACCGATGCACGGCACGCGCGCTCCGCGCTCCTGACACGCTCCGTGACCTCCGCAATGGAGGACAGAAGCTCCGTCATCCGCTCATCAGCCCGGCTTTCGGACCGCACCACGTCCCGTGGGCTCACCACGCCAACGTCGCGTTGGCGCCACGCGTCCAACTTCTTCAGGCCGGAAATCACCGTCGCGGTGTCCTTGTGCGAGAATCCTTCGTCGCGAAGGATCGCCTGCAACAGTCGCACGTCGTCTTGCGTGAAGGCCTTCACGCCAGTCACCCGCGCCTTGGGATTGGCGGGAAACGTGACAATCGACACTTCCCAAAGGTCGATATTCGTCAGCGTGCGGGCTGGCTCGGAAGGTTTCGTGCCGAGCTTCGATTCCCGCACCATGAACCCGATCGAAAGGCCATCGAGCACACCGGCCTTCAGGCCCTCGTAGATGTACCGGCCGCGCTCGGTATCAAGCGCGAACAGCTCCCCTTCCACCCAGAGGCCCTTTCGGTCCTCGCGCATCTTGGTCCACTTGCCGATGGGGAGCATGTCGTCGGCGCTTCCCAGGAACCCGCCGCCGTGCTGCAGGAGCATCGGCGGCAACTTCCCGCGCTCTTCCCACTCTTTAAGGGTCTCGGCGAAGGCGCCGCGCTCGATCACATCGCCGTAGCTGTCGACGTTGCCGAAGACAGCGCCGTAGCCTTGAAGGGTGCCGACCTTGTCGCTGGTCTCTTCGACCTTGATCTCGCAAAAACCGAAATCACGCCGCTCGAGCTTCATCGTCTTCGCCCTCCGCCGGCCCCTCATCCGGCCCCGTTTGCCCCGATGGACCGCGCACCCAGTAGGTCTCGCCGCCGTCCTCCGGCGAGATCGGGTTCATGTTCTCCATCTCCCGCCACTCATTGGGGTTGATCACCCCAGCCTCACGCATGATCTTCAGGCCTTCCTGGCGCGTCTTGAAATCGCCGCGCAGCGCACCGTCGAGGTTGAAGCGGATGATGAAGCCGCGGTCCCGCTCCTCGTCCGTGAGCAGCTGCCGCTCCATCGCGGCCTCGAACATGCGCACGTAGGGCAGGACCACCTGCTGCACGAAATCGAGCGACTGTTGCTCAACGTTGTTATAAGTGCCCTTTGAGAGATCGCCGACCATGTGAGGCGGCACGCCCCAGGCGGCGGCAATGACAGTGCGCTGATATTGCCGCGTCGCCAAAAACTGCGCTTTCTCATTATCGACCGTGAGCTGCTGACCGACCTTGAGGCCCTTTGGGATCACCGCCGCCTTGAAGCGGTTCATCCCCGAATAGGCCTGCCGAAAGCTCTCGAGGAACTGCCTTTGCTCCTCGTCGCTCTTGAAGCCCTGGTGCGTGACGTCGAACTCGAAGATCAGGCCGGGCTGTGCATGATTGCCGAAAACGCTCGCCCCGTACTTCTCGGCTGCGATCTCGATGGCGATCGCCTCGGCGATGTCCTTCACCGGCGAGTCGCCGACGAGACCATCGCGCGCCGGGCCGCGCACGTGAAGGATTTCTTGAGCCGGGAATTCCCGGTATTCGCCGTTGGCGAGCCTCACCTTGTAGGTGATCCTCGTCGGATCGTTCGCATCCTGACTGACCTCGACGCTGCCGGGGTGCAACGGCCGCAACTCCCGCACCGGCCCGCTCCGGCCGCTCCCCTTCCAGGCGTAGAAGTTGCCATAGCGCACCAGCCACGACGTCGCGTCGAGCCAGAAATTGACCGACGTCTGCCAGGGATTGGGCGCCCTCAGCAGCTTTTCGACGGCATGATCGCGCTGCCGGATCTTCGCGGTGCGGCCCCTGCTGTCCGTCTCGGTGCGGTATACGTGCACCGGCAGCGTCGCAATCCGCTTGGAGATCGCATTGACGATCGCCTGGACGGTCGGGGCCCGCATGCAATTTTCCGGCGTGACGGCCACGCCGGCGGCGGTTTGGTTCAGCGCCTCGAACCGCTGCAGGAGGACGTCGATCGACATTCCTGACGAGCGGCGCGCCAGGGTGATGTTGAAGGGGCCGATTCTCATGCGAGCACCATCAGGCTGCCGCTGACGTATTCCTGCCTATGCTCACGGTGCGTAGCGGCCATGGCGTGTGCCATCGTCAGGGCGATGAGGCCGTCAATGCGGCCGTGCGACTTGGCTTTCGTGAGCTTGCGGTTGCCGGCAGGGTCGCGCTGCACTACGGCGTTCGCCGCACACATCGTCAGCACCGGGTGTCCGCCGTGCCGGATCTTTTCCTCGAGGAGCGCCGTCTCGAGCTCACGGAGGGCAGGGGACATACTGGCAAAGCCCTGGCCGAACTCCACGAACTTCTGCTCGATGACCTTCTCGGGGAACCCGGCTTGCAGGAGCCAGGGTTTCAGGTGGCGGAAATTCCAGCGGTCGAATGCGATGCACCGGATGTCGAGATCCGAGGCAAAGAGGTCGTAAAGATACTCGGCCACGTAGTCGTAGCCGACCGTCCGGCCCGGAACCGCCTCGATGAATCCGTCGCGCACCCACTGGTCATAGGGCGCCCGATCCCGGCGCGCCCGCTCGAGCAGCCCGTCGTGCGGCATCCAGAACGTTGGCTTGACGTGGTATTCGCCCTCGAACGGCGCCTCGAGCACCAGGGCCGTCAAGTCGGTCGTTTCCGATAAGTCGAGGCCGCCATAGACCGGCAAGCCGCCGAACTCCTCGAGCACCTCGCGGCTGCAGGCCTGCCAGACGCTCCGAGAGACAAATGGCGCCTGCAGCTGCACTCGCTGATTGAGAATCAGGTTGCGATAGCTCGCCTCGCGGCTCGGCATCCGTCGGGCCGATTCCGCTTGAGACAGCACCTCCTCGGCGCTTTGGAAATCGCCGAAGGCCGGATTGGCTTGTCTAATGGCTTTAACCGAGAACGGGTCGAGCTCCGGATCGGCCGTATAGAGGCTTACCACCGTTTGCGGATCATGGCCGGCGAGAGCGTCATCAATCAGGATCGACAGCAGGTCCGCATCGCTCGGCGCCTGCGTTGAAATGATGATCGACAACGGCCGCTCGTGCGCCGCCATGGCCGTTTCAATCGCCTCGTAAAGCTCCGATCTCGGCCCCTTCACCTGGCCGAGCTCGTCGTGCAGCGCGAATACAGGGCTGAGGCCATATGTGGTCGAGGCCTCGGCCGACAGCGCCCGATACAGCGTGCCCAGCTCCGGGCAATAAAGTTGCTTGATCGAATCCCTGATCGTGACGACCGCCGACAGCTCCGGCGAGAGCCGGACGATCTTGGCGGCCAAATTGAAAACGATGGCCGCTTGCTCACGGCTCTGCGCCGCGGAGTTGAGCTGCGAATTCGGCCGCGCCTCCGGCCCGCACAGATGCAAGAGCAAGAGGAACGCCGCAAGAGACGTCTTGCCGTTCTTACGACCGAAGCTCAGAATCGCCCGCCGGGTGCCGTGCGGATTATCGTAGATCTTTTTCAGCTCGCGCTTTTGCCACGGCCGCAGTTTCACCGGCTTGCCGACGTCCTTCCCCTCCGGAACGCGGCAGTACTTTTCGATCCACGCGATAGCGCGTGCCGCCCGTGATGGTCTCCTCGGCGTCGACTTGCGAACCGGCTTCGTCGCCTTTTTCGCCGCCGTCTTTTTCGGGGCAGCCGTTTTGCCGGCCGTCCGGCGCGGCTTAGCCTTCCCACGGCTTCCGCGTCGGCCTGGTGTTCCGGTTGCCACGGTCGTTGCGTGTCGCGCTCTGAGAAATCCGCATCTTCACGGCGAGGCTCGAAAGCATGCGACTCTCGCGCTCCTGCATTTTCAGGAGCCGGTCCCAATCCTTGATGTTGAGCTCAGGATCGGACGTCGCGCGCTCGATCATTTCCGCGATGCGCTTTGCCTGCACCGAGTGGCGGCAATACTGCTTGAGCAGGGGAACCGTCGCCGGCGTGAACCAATCCGCCGGCATCGTGTCGACGACGGCTGCCCACACCTCGACCTCTTCGTCCACGAGATCATCCGGAGCCTTGAGCCGTTCGACGGCTTCAACCGGCTTGGCATACACCACCTCGAGCGCCGCCAGCGACTTGCGGCCTCGTTTCGACATACTCGCTGAATCCTTCTGTTAGATCGGAGGCGCACCTGTCAGAACCGCGCGCCAAATTGTCAGAAAATCCGCGCCGAAATCCAAAAAACACGCGCTTTTGCTTTTTTGCTTGGCCGCCGCCGGTCCAGCGAGGAACCCGAAAAATTTTTTGACCTCCCCCCGGTCCTTTCGGCGCGCTCAGGCGAGCACGAAACCGTCGCGAATGACCGTTTCGCCAATGCCAGGCGCGTATTTCTCCCACCAATCGCGGATTATCCGCACCTGAGTCGCCGCAACTGCGCTGCGCTCCGGATCTTCGTGCACCCTGCGGAGGCAGATCTCTAGCGGCGTCAGCATAACCACCACCTCGGTCGCCTTAAGCCGCTCTGCCCACTGACGGCGAGTCTCAGGAATAGGCGCCGTCGTAACGAACCACGCCCTGCGGCCATCGTTCGGCAGATCGGCCAAGCTGCGCAGCATCTGATTACGCCGCTGCAGGCCACGCTTTCTCGCCGCCCAATCGGTGGTACGCGGCTGGTAGCCCATGCTACGCACTATCTCGTCGAGATCAACGACGACGTCCGCAGGCCCTTTGCGCTTCTGGACGTATGTCGACTTACCAGCCGCAGGCGGCCCGCACACGATCGTCAGCGGCACGGCCGAAGGCCGCAGGAACCGCGGCCAGAACTCCTCGAGATCGACCTCCGGCTCGACGCTTACGCCGACATACGCCGGGTGCCTCGCATCCACCGGCCAGCCATCGGCGCCGATCTCTGTCGAATAGCCGCGGCGCTCCTCGCTTTGCGCTGCGCTGTCGTGGCACTCTTTGCAAAGCGACTCGAACGGCCCGCGAAAGAACAGCTTCGGATCGCCGTTGTGCTGCACGACGTGGTGCACGACCTCGGCGCGCTTGATCACTCCTCGGTCAAGATGCCGCTTGCAAAGCGGGTGCTCCGTGAGCTGATGCAGCCGGATCGCCTGCCATTGAGATGTTTTGTATAGATTGCGCCATGGCTTATCGCGTCGACGCTTTGCATCATGGCGGCGATCTCGAGCCTGCTTGCTCACGGTTCCGCAATAAAAAAGCCCGGCAGCTGATTGCTCCGGGCACGCCTCTGGCGATTCATAGCAAAACGAATCGCACTAAGGCGGTTATCTGTAAACTCCGTGAGCGGAGTCAGAATGTCGCACCCCTCATCCGCAATACTTGCGCCAGCCGTCCGCGAACGCCGCCGATCCATCGTCGAGGCTGGCGGCCCCGAGCTCTGGCAACGCGACGAACCGCGTCATGCCGATATAGCCGCCGAAGGCGTTTCGCGCATTGACTGTGCCGCACACCGCCTCCATCGCACCGGCGCGGCGCACCAGCACCTCGCCCCATTGCGCCGAGCCCGGATCGCGCAACTGCCGCAGCACGAGATCCTTGCCGCGATTCTTCGCCAGGATCTCCTGGAACAGCGCCTCTCCCGCCGTCCTTCTCCCCGTCTCGCTCTCGTCGATACGGGCGGCCACCGCCTCGGCCCTGCGCTTCGCCACCATCTCCGGATCTACCATGAACCCGACCGCCGCCAGCACGGCGACGATCAGCGCCGCACCCCACAGCACCGCCTTGATCAGCTTGCGCACGTCTCCCCTCCGCTACGCTGCTTCTATCCCCTTCCGTGGCCGCACCGGCCGTCCGCGCCCGCTACGAGGCCGCACGCCGAGCAACGTTTTGAGCTCCGGTCTTTCGAGCAGTAAACGGACGAATAGTGAAGCATATCCTGGCGCCTCGCCGCCGTCCGCTACCCAATTGCGCACCGTGGACGGTCCGACGTCCAGCAATCGCGCGAGCTCCGCCTGCTCCATATCGAGCTTGTCAAGGGCGTCCAGCAGCTCCGCTGCCGTGAGATGTGGCCTAGCTGAGATCATGTCCGCAGATTATTGGCAATTTTTTTAGTGTCAACTCTGATTTTCCTCTTGTCTTATTGGCAATTTTTGCTTATATTAAAATCGGAAGACAACGGAGCAAGTCGTTGGAGGGAAACATGAACCGTCTTCGTGAGCTCGAAAACCTGCTCGCCACAAAGGGCACGGAAGCCTTCTGGGACGTATTCGAGAAAGTCCGCGCCCTAAAGGCGGCTGACGTGAAGGCGCTCGCCCGCGAGTTCAGCGGCAAGCGCGCGAGCAGCAAGATCGAAGCCCTGTCCCTCATATGGGCTCGGCACAAGAACATCGTTGACGCCAAGCGCGCCGCCGGCACGACGGGCAGCCGGCTCGCCGGATAACAAAGGCCCGTACGGCCGAAACCTAGCCTTCAGGGCGACGGTCGCGCCGTCATGCATGATGGGCGATCGGTTTATGTCGCCCGGATCGACTAACCGCGTCGAAACCGTAGCAGATGGAGGAACCGATGACCGACAAGCTCTATGATCTCGCCTTTTTCGGAGACCTTCTCGTGGCGTGCGTCCCTCATGGCGCGGATATCATGGACGCTGTACGCTCTGAGTGCCGCACCGCCGGGCTCGACTTTGAAGAGCCGACCATAATTGAAAGCGTGTTGCTGACCGACAACCCAGAGGATGACGCCGAGATCATCTACAGCGGCACGCAAATGGGATGGCTCACCGACGAGAACGGCCGCTCCTACACATACGCCGTGAAGGCAAAATCGTAAGAAAGCAACCGAGCAAGGCCCGCCACGGCCACCACCGTTACGGGCCCATTTTCGTGACCACCTGAGAGAAGGGTAAGCCACAATTTGCGCGCTACCGCAAGCGCAAAGGAAGGGGAAAACGATGAAGCTAAGCAAGTTTCGGGATGACCCCGACAACCTCGAGATTGCCTCTACGTCTGGCGATATTGCTTGGGGGCACCTCAAGGAATGGCACCAAGCACGCGACTTGGAAATCAAGATCACCGCCGAGCAATGCCGCAGTCTGGCGCTCGATATCTGCGTCGAGGACGGCGGCCGCATCATCAAGGCCGATGATCCGGTCGACGATGTGGCGCACGAAGTTCTAAAGCGGCTTGGCTTTAAGGTGACTTCGGGCTCGATTGGCTTTGATGCCATCATCGCCCGTCTGTGACCGCAAGGCCCGCCACGGCCACCACCGTGACGGGCCTCACACGTCGTGATCCCGTCCATAAGGATCGCGGCGATCTTACCACCAACGAAAGGAGATCGCCACATGTTCGACTTCTGGTCCCGTTCGCGCACTGAGGAAACGCCGCCGCAAGCAACCGTTGCGCTGCCTCAGGAAACGGTTGCGCCCACAGGCCACCGCAGAGCCCGCCTCTCGGATCTCCCACCGGACGAGCGCCGCGCACTCGCACGGCGGTTGCTCGATGTCTTGCAGGCCGCACACGAGGCCGCCAAGGCTGACCGGCCAAAGATCTCGCACGCCCATCCGGTCATCAAGGCCCTGCTCGCCGCCGGCCGGCCGCTCACCCAGCGCGAGCTCGCCGCCGCCATCGGCTGCTCGCCCGGCCACGCCACGAGGCTCCGGAAGCAGGTCGAGCACGCGCTCTATCTGGACCGCATCGGCCGCTGCCTTTATTGCGAGATCAGAGTCGAGGCCATCATTACCGACTGACGTGCGCTGCCGGCATCGTGAAGATCCTGCGGCTGCCGCAGTCCCGGCACTTGAGCTTGCCGCCGACCTCGTTCACAGGCAGATCGTCGGGCAGGGCAATCCGGCGCGGGTCCAGCGTGCGCTCCCGCCCGCAATCGACGCAATGGGCGTAGAGCCCCTGCCCAGCGCGCCGCAGGTTGCCGATAGTGATCATCGCTTGATGCCCTCCGGTGGCGGCCACGCCGCCTCAAATTCCCGCATCTCCCGAAACGCCCTCACCGCCCGCTCGATCGCTGCCGTGCGCGCCGTGAGATAGGCCTCGTGCGTCATGACCTCGATCCCCTTTTGCCGCGCGACCGTGACGAGCGTCAGCTCCGCCACCGCCGGATCGAGGTCGTACCAACTCCGCCGCAGGTGCTCAGCCTGCCGCGCGATTTCGGCAACCACCGCCTCCCGCAGCCGCTCGGCCCAGACGCGCGCTTTCGTCCAGACCCAGGCGTGCGCCGTGACATCGATCGCGCCGAGATCCTGCGATTGCAGATATTGCCGTATGTCCTTGGTGACGACGACCTTGCAGCCCCACCAGCCATGATTATCGCCCCACGTGCGCGGCAGCCGGCGGGTCCAGCCGATGATGACGACGGCCCAGCAATCCAGCTCGTCATCTGCTGCGATTTCCTGCGGCGTCCGGCGCCTTCGGCGGTCAAGCACGGCTCCCCTCCGTCGCAATCCGGTACATCGTCTCGATGGCCCGCTGGTACTTCTGCCGCAACGCCGTCACGCTCAGGCCCTCGCGCTCGCTGATCTGGCGCCACGAGAACACGGGATTGGCCGCGCGGTAGCGGAACAATTGCTGCTCGAAGCGCGGCAGGTGCCGGTACCAGTCGAGCGCATACTCCCAATCGCCATGGTCCCGCCGCGTCGGCGTCCACGCGACGCGCGCCGGCGGCAGGTCGAGAGCGCCCATCCGGCCCTGGCGAAAGGCCTCGTAAGCATTGATGGCATCCTGCAGACGTCGTGCAGCGAGGATGATCTCGGCCGGAATGTCGGAGGCCAGCGACGAGGCGCGCACCCCAACGCGCGGCTCGCATTCCATGCGCCGCAGGGCCCGCAGCACCCGCGCCTCGGTCTCCTCCAGGCTCTGCGGCGGCACGCGCTCGCCGAGCGCGAGGCCGGGATACGGCCAATCATCCGTCTCGGGAAACGGCGGTGGCTCAGGCTCCGGTGCGGGCGGTGGTGGCGTCGGCGGGAAATGGCCGACCGGCTCCGGCAGCGGGTCCGGCCACTTCACCCAGGGCAGGGGGCGCCAGTATTTCGGCTCGCGGTACCTGGGCGGCTTCTCGGGGTCGTAAGGCCTCCACGGCGCAAGCAACGACCAGCTCCGCCCGGAGGGGCTGAGCACGTACCAGCAGGGCCTGCCGGTTTTGGGATGCCGCACGATCCGGCCGATGACCTCGAACCCGCCCTCGAGCGCAAGCTCGACGGGTTCCCCGGCGCGGGTGAGCGCGCTGATGGGATACCAGGGCGCCGCGATCGACGGATCTCGCCAGGCAACCGTCACGCCGCCTCCTGAAACAGATCGCCTTGCCCGCGCTTGCCGTTGAGATAGTCGATGACCTCGCTCTCCAGCGCGTCGAGGGCTTCCCGCATTTCCCAGGGCAACTCTTTTCCGCCGTCGGAATACCGCTCGTAGGGCAGGTGCGGGGTGGTGAACGACATCGGCGCGTCCGCGCAGCCGAGATAAGCCACGCAGCTCACGGCGGCGCCCTGGATGCCGTGCTTCTCGCTCCACGACCACGTGACCTTGGTCACCTCCAGCGCGTCCTTTGCCCAGTCCGCGGGCAAATCGAGCAGCCGGCGCACGTGCGGCTCGAGCGCATTCATGGCCTCCGGCAGTGCGGGGTGCGGCGGCTCGGCGCTTTTCAGCGTCCACGTCTTCTCGGTGTCCTCGCCGATCTTCTCGACGGTGACGATTTCGATCTGCCCGGTTTTCCGGTTGATCTTCACGCTCTTGATGTGGCGCTCGCCGCCCGCCGGCTCCGCCGCGCCTGGAATGCGTTTGCGAGCACAACCAAGGCACAGCCCGCTCTGCGTCGCTCCGTCCTTGCCGCATTCGCGGCACGTCTCGTCCATGTCGATGGTGACTGTCGGTTCCATGTCCGGCCTTTCCTAGTGCGTCATTGCTCCCAAAAGCGGCGGCTCCGCCTTCGCCCGCTTCGGCCGCTTCCGCCCCGGCGCCACGCCGACCTCGTCACCCCAGGCCTCCCAGCCGGGCCGCACGACCCGCTCGAAGAGCGAGGCCCGCCGCGCGTCCGGCATCATCCGCTCGGCGATGGCATAGGCCGCCTCCGGTTTGCGCGAATGCTCGCGCCGCGGCTCCGAGAAATGGTTCGGAATGCTCCTTCCACTGATCTTCGGATTGCCGCGCGTGCCGATCAGCACGGGCTCGCACTGCGAGCGCCAGATGTAGCCCGTGCCCCACATCCGCTTGTGCCACGCGCCGCCCGTCTTGTAGGTGAACCCCCAGCGCCGCATGGCGGCGAGCGCCACCTCGAGCTTCGGCCATGTGGCCCACAGCCACAGCACCGCGCTTTCACGCGCCAGATCACCGACCGGCAGCGCGAAGATCTCTTCGTCCGCCATGGTGCGGTAGTGCGGCTCCGGCCCCTTTTCCTGGCCCGCTTCCGAGAAGTTCTCGAACCGCCACGGCGGATCGGCCATGATGAAATCGTAAGCCTGCGGCTCGAGACCCCCGAACGGCCAATCCAGCGCGCCGTCGCCGAACAGTGACGGCTGGATGTAGCTCATGCCGCCTCCCGCATCGTCACGAGGCCCAGCGCCCCCTTCACGCGTGTGACGCGCCGCCGAAACGCGGCATCGTCCCGCAGCCCGAAGAACGGGCAGATGTCGCGCATGGCGTGGCCGCCCTCTAGCTTGGCGAGCCACATGGCCACGCTGCGCGCCGTCACCGCCGGCACTTCCCGGTGCCAGGCATTTCGCCAGTTGCGCCGCATGTCCTCAAATCTCACGCCCCATTCCCGGCCTACCGCCCGGGCGATCTCTGTCAGGCTGAGGGTGGTCATGCTGCGTGTCCCTCCTGTGTCGCTGCCCGTCTCGGCTGGTGCCGCCGCCGTCTCGGCTGGTGCCGCCGCACCATGCGCACGAGATGGGCGTAAAGCTCGGCGACCTGCGGATCGCCGGCGCACACATCGGCCGCGCGCCGCTCGCCGTGGATCACGGTCGTATGGTGCCGCCCTAAGATCCGGCCGATGTCCGCATATCCCAGCTCCATCTCCTCGCTCGCCAGCCGCATGAGCAGGTGCCGCCCCAGCGCCTCCCACCTCGTCCTCCGCCGGCGGAAGATCGCGCCCGCCTCGAGGCAAAGCTCTCGCTCGACGATCTCCGCCGCCTGCGCCAGCACTTCGCGATCGCGTCTCGTGGGAACTCTCATGCCGCTGCCTCCGTCCGTGCAGGTGGGAACCGGCTCGGCACGACCGCCCGGCCGTCCTCGCGCAGCCACTTCGCGAGCAGCTGGTCCTGCGGGGCCGTGCGGCCCTTGAGGTAGGCCAGCCAGGCGCGGACGGCCTCGGGGTGCTCCTGCCGCGTGATGAGTACCTGCCCGTTGGGCAGCGGCAGCACCTCCTTCGCCGCCTGGATGACGTCGCCTGGTGAGAAGTTGGCCCGCCGCCGCGTCGTCACCCGCTCGACGATGCGCTGCGCGTCCGCCTCGGTGATCTTCCGCTCCGTCAGCCAGTCGGCGAGCATGCCCAGCGCGAAGGGGCGGTCCGGCGCCTTGATCGGCAGCTGACGGCAGATCGGTGCCAGGATCAGATCGACAACCCGTTGCCGCTGCGGCCTGTCGGTGATGACCTGCCCCAGCAGCTCCTCCACCTGGGACGTTCGCTCGCCTTTCGGCTCCCGTCCCTGATCGGATTTTTCCTGCCCGCCCGCCTCGCGCGCGCCCGCGCGCGCGTCTCGGTTGGGGGTTCTCTGATGGTTCAATGATGGTTCGGGTGCAACCGTTGCACCCTTTTCTTGACACGGTTGCACCCTTTCCTTGACAGGGTTGCACCCTTTGTCGTCCCCCGAACCGTGCAACGGTTGCACCGTTTCATCAGCAGGCAAACCGTGCAGCGGTTGCACGGTTTCTCCGTCCGGCTCCGCGCCCTCAAACGGTGCATCGGCTGCACCCTTTGCGCGGGCGATGGCTTCCGGCGTCGGCCAGCCATCTGCGTCGAGCTCGCCGCGCTCCTGAGCGGCCTTGATCAAGTCATCAATGGTCACCTTGCCGGCGGCCATTTCGTAGAGCAGGGGCAAATTGAACGAATAGACGTTCGTGCGCCCCTTGCGACGCCGCCGGCCCCGGCACTCCTCGTCCTTCCTGCGCCCGCCGCCGAGCTCGTCGAGCCGGAGGATGCCGAGCACGAGCCAGAGGTCCACGTAGCGGTCGACCGTGCGTTTCGAGCACTCGACGGCCTCGGCCACGTTGGCCTTTGACGGCCAGATGTTCTCGCCATCGTCGTTGGAGTTGTCGGCGAGCTTGACCGCGATCGCCTTGGCGGCCATGCCGCCAAAGGGGATCTGGTAGATCAATCCCACCATGCTCGCGCTCATGACAGCCCCCTCGGCGGATTGAAGCCGCGCCATTTGCTGACGGTAAGATCGATCACCGGAATCGGTCGTCCTTGCTGCCTTAGTCGCCGCTCGAGCACGGCCACGCGCTCCGCGATCTGACCGTCCGTGAGGTGCACGGGCCGCAATTCCGGCCCGGCGGCCTCGGCGATGACGGTCGCCACCAGCATATGGTCGCGGGTGAGCCGCGGATCGGCTGCAACCTCCCCGAGCCACGCCCTCTGGCGCGGCGAGAAATGGCGGCAATATCTCGCGATGTCCTCGTCCATAACCCCTCGTATCCACGCTTCCCGCCCGCCGCCTCTTGACGCCGGCTCCCTCCCGTGGCAGAGAGGTTGGCGGCGTTGCGGCGCGGGTGTCGCCGAACGCAAATTGTCCTTCAACGGAGCCGCGCTCCGTCAGACTTCCAACATTCAGACCACATTGCAGAGCCTCGACGGGTGCCAGCCGTGCGAGGCTCAATTCACGTCAGAGCGGTCACCTCCGCTTCCCGCGTTCGTGGCACGAGCCCGCAAGCCTTCTCGGCAGCGCTCATCGCGGCCTTGAATGCCTCGCCAAGCTCGACCACCGTCTCGACGCCGAAATCCTCGCGCTCCTCCTGCGTGGCCTCCCGGTCCACCGCCACGCCCAGATCGCTCGCGCCCTGGATGAGGTTGTAGAGGGCGTCCTCGACGTCGATGCACTCGTCGCTGACCGTCGCCTCGAAGATTTCCTCGAAGAGCCGCGCGCCCTTCGCCAGCAACGCCACCTGCTGCTTGGGCAGTGTGACCAGTTCCTCGCTCATCGGATCAGCCCCCATTGTTTGAGGATGGCGATGGCCGCGTCGAGCCCATAGGCCACGGCGACCGTGGCGCCCGCTGCCGCCAGCGCCTCGTGCGCGGCGACCTGGGCCGGCGAGAGCCGCCCATCCTCCGTCTTGAGCTCTAGGCCGTAGAAGTGCCCGTCCTTGACCAGAATGATGTCCGGCCACCCGGGCTTTGTGCCCAGCGCCTTGAGCCTCCCGCCCGTGACGGCCGGGCGATATTCCCCCGCCGGAAAGTGCGACCACTCAACGCCCGGCCGCGCGCTCGCCTGAAGGAGCTCGACCACCGCCCGGTGCAGGCTCTCTTCCTTGACCCTGCGGCCCGGCAGATCCTTGAGCCGGATGCCGATGCGCCGATCGCTCATCGCACATCCCCCGCAGTCATCATCGCCGACGCCAGCAGACCGCTGACCAGTGCCGCCGTCAGCCAATAGGCGACCATCTCCCAGCGCATCACGCCGCCCTCCTGAACTGCACCGGCTCCTGTGCCATCTCACGCGCGAGCCAGGCCCCCAGCTCGAGGAACGTGGAGTCGCCGCGCGGAGGCGGCGGGATGCGATAGACGCGGAGCCGGTGCCGCGTCCCGTCGCGCTCGACCCACCGATAGTCCTTGCGCCCGCCGAGGAGTCGCCTGAGCTCCACCGCTACCGCCTGCCACGGCAGCGGCTCCACGAGATCCCACGCGCACTGGTGCAGGTAGATTTCCGCAAGATCGGCAGCGAGGATTTCGCCCGTGTCCCCGGACGTCTGGCACCAGTGCAGGAGCCGCTGCGCGTGAAGCTCCGGCGGCAGAGCGCCCGGCTCCCGACGGCGCCGCCGCCGGCGCGGAGTCGCCTGGACCACCGGCACCGCCGCAACATCCGCCACGGGCGGCTCAGAAGCCGCCGGCGGAGTCGGGCTTGACGGCTCACGGGGCGGGGCCGCCCGCCTGCGGAGCCACTGTGCGATGCGCGACAGCATTGATCCCCTCGCTGGAGTCGCGTTGCTACGCAGGAACGCACGGAAACGCTACCTGACCGCTGCTCCACCCCACATCCCTTGAGGCCTCCCGGCCCCGCCTTGCGGACGACGGGGCCGGGCGCGGATTACAAGGCTTGCGAAGGTGCACGCTCGATTCTTGGGACGCGCACCGCGAGACGGAGGGCTGCAAGGGATTGGATGTGCCGTGCTGCTGGCGCAGCCCTCCGCCTCACGCTACACGCCCGACGCAACGCCACGCGAAAAAGGCGGGGGCCGAAGCCCCCAAGGCCCAAGTCTATGGGAGGTGCTTCCGGCGCCACCGCCACCGGAAGCGCGCGGCAGACCGCAATCCGCCGGGCGCCACCGGCGAGGGCCAGCGCGGCAGCAGGCGGGCGGTCGGAGAATGGAAAAGCTCCCGCCCGCGAACGCGCCGCCGCGCCGAAACGCCAGCCCAGAAAACGCCTTCACAAGAACGTGATTGTCTATGCTGTGGACGGACGTTAGTCTCACCACGTCCAAAAGCATGCAATCCATTCTGCTGCAGTCGGGGAGTAGGGGCAGAATGATCACCACCGAGGGGGCGATCGCCCAACGGATGATTTCCAAACTGCTGATTGTGCTGATGGTCGAGAGTGGCGCCGTCAATCGTCTCGACGCCATCGAAGTTTTTCGCGCAGCCAGAGCACGAATCGCCGCCACCGTGCGCGACGTACGTTTGCGAAATTGCCTGATAACAGAGCTTGACGAGATGGTCCGGACGCTCGACGACGCTTCTGGAGCGCTGCACTGAGAAGATCGCGTGCGAGCCGCCGGCTCCGCAGATTGCGGGCCGCCTCCTTGATGGCCGCGTCGATTGCGGCCTTTGTCTCGCGATCCTCCCGGTCCTGCATGTCATCGTCGGTACCATGCGCAATGCGCCAGGCAACCGCCGGCGCGCGTGGTGGTTGATACGCGGTAAACGTCAATTTCATGCGGCGTCGGCCAATGACGCGGCCTGATGCTGCTTGCGCCGCAACTCGTCGAACACGTACTCCGGCAGGAAATCGTTCGGCGTCACCTGCCCGCCGGTCGCGACAAACACCTTGCACAGCTGCCGCCAGGATGGCCGCGACAACGGATCATCATCCGACGGATCGAGCCAGCGCAGGACGGTCATGCGATGCACCCCGATCCGGCGCGCAAACTCGGCCGGCCTGATCTCCCGTTCTGCGAGCCAGTCAGCTAGTTTCATGCCGAAGCATCCTGTTGCGATTCATAGTCGCGTGATTTGCGACTTTCGTCAACAGGCGTCGCGCTAATTGCGACTGACAGGGGTGACATCGTGCGATCAAATGGGGTATGACTTCGCATCGGCTTCGAGAAATCCGCAAGGCCAAGGATCTGACGCAGACTGAGCTCGGGCGGCTCATAGGCGCCGACAAGCACGCGATTTCTCGGCTGGAGCGAGGGGAAACGAAGTTGACACTGGACGTCGCGAGCAAGATCGCGCGGGCGATCGACGTCACTATCGCCGAGCTGATCGGCGAGGAAACGGCCGCCAGACTTACCGCCAACGAGGCGACCCCCTATAAGCCGGACGACGATGATCCCTTCGCGCCGCTGCTGGATGCCCAACGCGACCGCAAGCTGTTCCAAGCCGCGAGCGATGTCCTTGACGGCCTTGGGATTCGTGCCGGCGATGTTCTGCTCGTCGACTGCTCGCGGGCGGCCATCGGCGCGCCAAAGAGCCTGAGCGTCGTCATCGCCGAGCACACCCCCGAGGACGCAGGCGGTGAGCCACGGACGCTGCTGCGGCAGTTCGTGCCACCGGGCCTGCTGACCACCAATTCCACCGAGAACAACCGGATGCCGGTCACGCTGACTAGCGGCGCCCGCATCATCGGCGTCGTGCTCTCCTGGCATCGGCAATTCTGATCTCCCCACACGCTTGGGATGAAATCGCGCCAGTCGTGGCCGCGCTGCTGACGTACGTGCGCCACGCTCGCATTGCTTGTCGCGAATTTTGCAACTTCTCTCTTGACTGATTGTCGCGAAATCTGCGACAAGAGACGCAACGCAGCACCACTGCCGAGCGAAGCGAGGGGGAAGCGATGGATTTGACGAGCATCACGAGCTTGGAGACGATCGACTATATTCGCGGCGCTGATGCAGCCCGCGCAGGCCAGCCCTTCGACCCGACGGAATCCGAGCCTTGGAAAGCCGGCTGGCAGGTCTGGAGCGACAATTTCCGCACGCCCCGTTTGGTCGTAAGCAATCCGGCGCCCATCAGGACACCGCGCGACATCGCCGGTCGCATCGTCATCCGCAAGATCGCCGCCGCGCTTCAAGGGGAGCTGGCGTGATGGCCTTGCGCGACACGTCGGCAGAGGCCGCCGCCTCCATCAGCGCCGGCAGCGCGGCGTTCTGGCGGGGCGAGACTTACAAGCCCAGCGCCGCAGACGACTGGAGGGCCGGCTGGCTGGCGGCAGCCGCCGAGGCCCGGCGACAAGCCCAGGAGGGCGAGGCGATGCTCGAGCGGCGCCAGCTGATCGCGGACGCCATGCGCGAGAGCTTCGCCGCGATGAGATCCGCCGCGGACCGCTCGAAGCTCTTGCCGAGCGACAGAAACCGCCTGCGCCACGCGGCATCCCTTATTGGAGCGGTCCTCCCTTACGTCGAGGGCGTTGGTGCCCAGGCCCCCGCGCCGAGGCGGCGGCGCGCGTGAGGCCGCCCGGTGCGTGTGGGGATCGCAGCGCACGCACCGGGCCAACGGTTTCGCCTGTCCCCGGTCAGGCGGACGCCCGCGCGGGGCGCCATGCCCCCCTAGCTGTCAGCTGCCCCGCGCGGAGACGTTTTCGGCGCTTCCCCCGCGCCGCAGCCCGCCCCCGCTCTCCCTTCCCGGCGGGGCGGGCCAGTCGAGTGAGTAGTGCGTCATGAACGGAACTTGAGAGGAGAGACCATGACGAGACTTGTCCACCTCGCAGGCGCGGGAATCGCCCTCGGCCTCTTTGCTGTTGCCGCCCCGGCCCAGGCGCAATCCTGGGATGGGATCTATGTCGGCGGCCTCGCCGGCTACGCCACGGGTGATCTGGACGGCACCCTGCATGACGATGCCGCCGAGATTGTCGGGGAGACGCACCGCAGCATCTCCAACGACGGCTGGCTGGCGGGCGCCTATGTCGGCTACCAGCGCCAGGTCGGCAGCTTCGTCGTCGGCATCGAGGCCGACATCGCCGGCGGCAATGTCGACGGCAGCACGTCTGCCAGCATCGGCGACACGGTGACGGCCCGCGTGGAGACGGAGCTCAATTGGCTGGCCACCGCCCGCGCCCGGCTGGGATACCTCGTCAGCCCCGCCCTGCTCGTCTACGGCACGGGCGGCGTGGCCTGGGCCGATATGGATGTCAACGGCGGGGCCTGGCTGCATTGCGACGACGAGACGATCACCCTTGCCAAGGGCCGTGGCGGCGAAACCCACATCGGTTGGGTCGCCGGCCTCGGTGCCGAGTGGCAGATCTCGCAGATCCGCCTGCGCGCCGAATGGCTTCACGTCGACCTGGGCCGCGAGACCTATGGCCTGCGTGGCACCATTTTGCCGGGCACGGATGATGCCCAGGACTTCTCGCTGCCCGGCGCTGCCAAGGCTGATCTCTCGTTCGATGTTTTCCGGGTGGGGATGACCTTCCCGCTCGGTCAGTAACCCGGCCTCCCCCGATGGCCGGCAGGCCCGCGCGGTTCCGACCCCACGGCATCCCCCGCGCGGGCCATCTTTCAGGAGGCCGCCATGACCAAGATCGGAGGATGACAAATGCCACGGGTAAGACCGATCCTTTTCAGCGGCCCCATGGTCCGTGCGCTGCTCGACGGCCGAAAGACGCAGACGCGGCGCATCCTGAAGCCGCAGCCGCCGAAAGATGAGTTGGGTTATGAAGTCATCGGCACCGTTCGCGGTCCCGAATGGTATCACCCTGCTGTCGTAGGGAAAGATGGCGAGCTTGAGCCAGGAAAACAAGTTTGGGGTGTTTACGATGATTGGGGCGAGTGGGGTGCTCGCGTACTCTACATGCCCGGCGATCTGCTTTGGGTGCGTGAGAAGGCATATTACGGACCGAACCGGATCGCCTATGCAGCAGACAACGTGCCGATAGGGGGAAGAGACCGCGTAGAAGGCTGGGGCCCCGCCCGCTCGTCCATCCACATGCCCCGTCGGGCATCGCGGATCACATTGGAAGTGACAGCCGTCCGTGTCCAACGGTTGCGAGAAATCTCATGGAAAGATGCCGAAGCGGAAGGATGCCGCGGTTGTCTCGGTCCTAATCCAGACTTCCCAGACGAGTGGGATCCTACCCCCATCGAAGAATTTCGCGATCTCTGGAACGCTCTCAATGCAAAGCCAAAGCCGATCTACAGCGAAGGCCGCATCGTCTCTTACGTCAGCTATCCATGGGACGGCGAGCCGCGCGTTGAAACCTATCGCGGCCTGCCTCACGAAATTCGGCCAAATCCTTTCGTGATCGCTACAACCTTCGTCGTCCACCAAATGAACATCGACGAATTTCTGGCGCAGAGAGAAGCGGCATGAGCCTAGCAACAGCATCGCGGGTCACACGCCTTCAATGGTTCGCCCGCGCCGTCATCGATGAACTTTGGAAAGAGGTCGGCGAATTTGATCCCGAGCGTGTTCGCTACGCCGCCATCCAGGCTGGCCTGATCGTCCCCCAGCTCGTCACGGAGGAAAACATCGAAGAGATTTGCTCTCCGGTAGAATTGAAGCCTGGAGACACCTACTACGCATTTTCCGACGACCTGACGGATGTGAAGTGGCACGAGCTAGAAACCGACGAGATCGAGGAAGCATCCGTCGAGATAACAAGAACGGAGGCGAGGGATACGAATGCGTGAGGAGATAGCTCCCGAGCCAGAAGTCGACATGAGCTGGGTTGATCTAGTCTGCGGCCACTTCGACTTCCCCAAGACAATGGGGGAAGACGACCATATTGAGAAGTGGAAGCGCGAGCTCGAAGTAACTGCTGTGCGCGTGCAAAGGCTACAGGAAATCAGCGACGATGATGCGCTAGCCGAAGGCGTCACAAAGGTTCGCGACCATTGCTATGTGATCCGCGGCATCGATTACGATGAGATCGGCCTTTGCCATTCAGGCCCAATCGCGCCATTCGCTAAGCTGTGGGACAGCCTCAACGCTGAACGTGGCTTTGGCTGGGATCAAAACCCCTGGGTGATCGCCCTCACCTTCGTCGTCCACCAGCAGAACGTCGACCAATTGCTGGCAGCGAGGAAAGCTGCATGACAATTGAGCCGCACTACAGCCTCGCCGAGGCCGTCGAGCGGTTTTTCCCCGGTGGCCTCATCAAGGTGTCCAGTCTGCGCACCGAGATCCGCAAGGGCCGCTTGCGCGCCGTGCAGGTCGCTGGCAAGTATCTGGTGAGCGAGAGTGCCATCAGAGAGTTGCTTGAAAAGTGCCGCGTCCCCGAAAAGCCCCAAGGCTGTATCTCCGCAAGCGTGCCGGCCGCGATGCCACCTGGGTCATCCGCGACGGATCGGTTGAAATCAGCACGGGCTGCGCTGAACCAGATCTTTCAGGGGCAGAGCAGGCATTAAGCCGCTACATCGCCGCCAAGTGGCAGCCGCCCAGCACGCTCAATCCCTCCGAGCTCTACATCGCCGAGATTCTGGCGGCCTACCTTACGAAGCACGCCCCGCATGTCCCCAGCGCCGATTGGCTCGAGGATACGGCGAAGCCCATCGCCGAATGGTGGGGGGATAAACGGCTTTCGGAGGTGACCGGCGAGAATTGCCGGCAATATGTGGCATGGCGCACCAGCCAGACCTGGCGCCGCGCGAAGACGCCCAAGCCTATCGCCGAGAGCACCGCGCGGCATGAGCTGAAAACGCTGCGCACGGCCATCAACTGGTATCACAAAGAGCTGGGGCCCCTGCCATCAGTCCCGGCCGTCACGCTACCGCCTGCGCCGCCCCAGCGCGTCGATTATTGGCTCACACGGCAGGAGGTGGCGCGCCGTATCCGCGCCGCTCGCAGCGATCCCTTGCGCGCGCACATCGCCCGATTCCTGCTGATCGGCGTCTATTCCGGCACCCGCCCGGGTGCGATCCTCGGCCTCAAGTGGATTCCGTCGACAACGTCGGGATGGTTCGACCTCGAGGCCGGCGTGCTGCATCGGCGCGGCACCAAGGCGCGCCGTAGCCGCAAGCGCCAGCCGCCCGCGAAGATTCACGCTCGCCTTCTGCCGCATCTCAAACGCTGGCGTGCCATGGATATGGCCCACGGAATCACCACCGTCGTCCACTACCAGGGGCAGCCGATCGAGAAGCTACGCCGCTCGTGGTCCACGACCGCACGGATTGCCGCCGGCGTCCCTGAAGGTGATACAACTTGGCAATGCCCGGATGGTCCGCACATCGTCCGGCACACGGCGGCGACCTGGCTCATGCAGGCCGGCGTCGACATTTTCGAGGCGGCCGGCTTTTTGGGGATGACGCCCGAGACGCTGTGGCAATGCTATGGGCACCACCATCCGGATTTTCAGGCGAACGCGGCCCAGGCTGTGCCCCGGAAACGCCCCAGAAATGGGTGAACGGAAATCGAACTGAAACGCATCAACGCGAGGTGAGTTCACGTAATTTCAATGGTTTAGCCGACGGCAACTTTTTTCGGGAGCAAGGGGTCGGGAGTTCGAATCTCCCCGCTCCGACCATTTGCAGTCAGCAACTTCCGCTCCGCATCTCCTAGGTATTCTCGACACCAAATGCCCGAGCGAAGGGTTTCGGGGCAGCTT